CTTTTCTTAATTATGCTTCGATGTAGGTCTTGCTTACCTTAACAACAGTATCAGCTGCTGCTCCAGTAACTTGAAGAAGAACATTTCCATTGTCATAAACAGCATCTGTTGTTCCTAGTTGAGCATTGCTGATTACATCAGCGTACTCTGTTACGTAAACGTTATTTGCTCCATCTACTGCTACAAGCATTTCAATTACTTCAATATCAGTACCTTTTTTCATTTGTACGATATATTTAGCAGCTGTGTATGTTGCTACAGCGAATGTATCAATAGTTGTTGCTGAAGTTCCAGCAGTTGCTGTTGCAGATCCAACAAGGGCATCTGGTAGAGCAATGCTTGTTGCTGCTGCAGCACCAAGAGTTGGTGTAACAAAAGTTGGGCTGGTAGTAAATGCTACTGTTCCAGATCCTGCTTCATCAGTTAGTGCTGCTGCAAGGTTTGCAGAAGATGGTGTAGCAAGAAATGTTGCTACGCCAGTTCCAAGACCAGAAATACCAGTTGCTACTGGAAGTCCTGTTACATTTGTCATTGTTCCTGATGCTGGTGTTCCAAGAGCAGGTGTAGTTAATGTTGGTGATGTAAGTGTCTTGTTTGTAAGAGTTTCTGTACCTGCGAGGGTAGCAAAGTTATCATCGGTAAGAGCAGTATTAAATTCTGCAGTTGTTCCGCTTATAGTATTGTTTGATAGTGAAATTGTTTTGTTGGTTAGTGTTTCGCTACCAGCAAGTGATGCAAAATCTGCATCTGACATTGCAGCGTTAAACTCTGCTTTTGTACCAGTAACAGTATTTGTTGTTAATGAAATTGATTTATTTGTTAGTGTATCAGTTGAATCTTTAAGAACAACTGTACCAGTTGCATCTGGGAATGTGATCGTACGGTCTGCTGTTGGATCAGTTACTGCAACAGTTGTTTCATAATCATCTGCTGTAGAACCTTCAAATGAAATTGAAGAAGCAAAGACACCAACTGCTGCTGGAGCTGCCCACTCAACACCATATGTTGCACCTGATGCTGCTGTAAGTACTTGACCATTTGTGCCAACACCTAAACGAGCTACTGCATCATCTGCACTACCTACAATTAAATCACCCTTAGCATCAACGACACCTGCTGTGATAATATTTTTTCCATTAACGGTCGCAGTTGATCCCTCAACTACCAGTCCCGCCTTTACTCTAAAGTCTTTTGTTACTGTTGCCATTTTATCTCCTTAATTAGGCCTTTAACCCAATACGCAAGTAGCGTAAGGTTATAGGGGTTTGTCCACCCACAGGTACTACAGAAAGTGAAACTGTATCGCCTGCTCTAGATACGGAGATGGTGCCAATATTCCCATCATTATCTACTGTCCCATACTCGCTGACATTTACATCTGTAGCATCAGGGACTATGGTTAATTCTGTGGCCCAATATTTATTTGCACCGCCAGAAGTCTTTTTAATTGAGATCATGTATTTTACTGATCTCCACTCGCTTGCTAAAAAGTTATCAAAAATTGTAGTATTTTCAATACCATTAATTGTAGACTCATTGTTGCCATCTGAACCAAGGTCAGTAGAACGAGCAGAAGCACTGTCAATCAAGTCTTCGTAATTTGTTTGACTTGGACGATCTCCAGTTTGGAATAAAGCCTTTACACTTGCAATTGATATTTTAGCCATATGCTGATTATATCATATTTATATTAGATAATATAGTTAGAAAAACCAATAATTTGAACACCAATTCCAGGCGGAGCTAATGGGTTTACCCCATCTATTCCAATATTTGTAATTCGTAATTTAAAAGGTAAAGTTTCTTTTACTTGAACTTTTTTATAATAACCAGTATTTCTTGCTTTTGAAGCTTTAGGTTTTATATCAAATACAACTTTTGAATAATGGTTTACATCTAAAACTTTTACTTTAGCCATTTGTTATGACTCTTGATCTGTAACTTCGCCAATCATAACCATTTCTCCTTGGCATACCGTCCAAACTCTGGTAGCATCTGATAGTTGAACATCAAATACATCTGCAGTTAATAATTGTTTAGATTGTGCTGGTGTCAAAGATAATGTAAATTCTCCAGGCCCGTCAAGATCTGATGGAGTTGGTGTTAATGTAAATAATAGATCGTCTCCAACATTATCAGAGTATCTTCTAAATTGAGATCTAATTGTCCATAAGTCAACATCAATAGGATCACCTAAATCATCTTGTACATAAATTCTAAATGCTGCACTGTCTCCAGTAACGATAGTCCAATTAATTAGCGGTGGTCTATTTCCTAGATTATAAGTTGTTGGGGCTTTAACTGATGTTAGTGCACTCTCATCTTTATTTCTATAATTTACCATTATGCTAACCCTGCTTTCAATGCTGCCCAAGTTCCATTACCTGTTGGTTTACCAACAATTATAACACCAGTAGTTGCGTGTGATTTTGCTACTACTCCTACTGCTGTTCCTCCAGTTGTTGGTTGAGTTGCTGTTAATCCCCCAGAAGTTCCAGTGTAAAGAATATTTCCAGCGGTATAGGAAGAAGTATTAACATTACTAAAAATACCAGAAATAATAACTACGCCGTCAGTTGCTGTAGCAAAAATATCTTTAGCTAAACCTAACATAGGATAATTCATTGTGTTAGTTAGTTTAGTTACTTGTGGTTTTCCGCTGGTACTATTAAATCCAGAAACATAAACAGGATCACCCTTGGCAATAGAAACACCACTAACATTTGTAACTTCAATTGATATATTTGACTCAGTTGCAAAAAGAACCGATTCCATACGCTCAGCCAAAGACTGAATATCTCCCACAATATCAACTGGGTCGCTTGCTAAGGGATAAGGAAAATCGTAAATTGAAGTCTCAGCCATAATCTTATTATTATACCACTTCCTAAGAAAGTTATTGAAAAGTTATAAAAATGTTACCTAAAGTTTGCTTTTGAGGTCATTTTTATGTTATACTTAATACATGCTACCAACAGGTAGCATTTGTTCTCTAGGAGGTTATTATTATGAGAAGAGACAAGCAAGCTTGGATTGGAATCCTAGCATTAGTTGGTGTTATTGCACCTTTTAGTAACTCTGCTAATGCATCAAGTACCGAAAATAATTTACTAATAAATAAGTCTGTAGAAGCTCCTGCCTCCGACAAGGAGGCATTTGTTGTTTCTAAGGCAAAAATGTTAGCTAAATTTGAAAACAGAACACACTTAACAGATAAAGAACTAAAGCAACTCCTTTCTCTTGTAGGGTTTGAGGGTAAGGATTTAGTAGTAGCTTGGGCTATTGCTAAAAAAGAATCTAATGGTCGTCCATTGGCATACAATGGCAATCATAAGACTGGAGACTCCTCTTATGGGATGTTTCAAATTAACATGATCGATAATCTAGGTCCTGATCGTAGAGATAAGTTTGATCTAGATACAAACGCTGAGTTATTCAATCCCGTAAAAAATGCGGAGATTGCATACTATATGTCCAACGGGGGAAATGACTGGTCTTCTTGGAAAGGTATTACACCAAAGACTAGGGCTTGGATGCAAAAATTCCCTAAATAAAACTTTAGGTAATAAAGAACCTCTACTGTAAAAAGTAGGGGTTTTTTATTTTAAACTATATAATATTTTTTAAATTTTAATTTATTTTTTTAACACTTTAAGCGCTTGTAGTAAATGATCCAGATTGAGATGCTGAAAGTCCAGTCTGGTTTAAACCTGAGTAAAGAGTAACCGTGAAGGTATAAAACGTATTAGCAGTAAGACCACTAACAAGAGCTGGAAATACCATATCAGTATTTGAATAGCCACTTGACACTGTTACTAAAATTGATTGGAATTGGCTGTAGCTGCCGCCAATTTGAGCGTGATTTGGTCCCCAGATTTGATTTTGACCAAGAGGAACACCTGCGCCGAAAGCACTTGTATTAGTAATAATTGGGCCAGCAGTAAAGTATGGGAAGAATGGGAAGAATGGTGGGAAGAATGGGAAGAATGGTGGGAAGAATGGCCCTGGCGCTACTGGAGTAAATGAATTACTAGCAGCAGAACTTAGAGAATCTTGAACGGTATTATTTAATTTAACAACTGCGGTATAAGAAGTACCATTAGCTAAACCAGAAATAGTAACTGGAGATGAAGATCCAGTTCCAGTAATTGAACTTGGAGTTGTAGTTGCTGTATAAGTTAAAGATGTATTAGGTTTCCCAGTATTATCTGGAGCAGTAAAGGCTACAGATACACTAGC